CCGGATGATCTTCGGCCAGATACGTCCACCCCGGACCAGGTCGTCAGGGCCTTTGCCAATTTCAGGAAGACATTGAAGGAGTAAGGGGGCTGGCATGGTAAAGATGATCCGTGACAACACGGGCCGCTTTGCCGAGCGACCCTTCTACCGCGAGCGGGATCTCGACGATGAATGCGAGCGGCTGATCCGTGAGCTTCTGATGAAGCGTCACGGAAAAGTCGCCTATCCCGTGGAGACCGACGACCTGACCGTGCTGATCGAGATGCACGATGCGGACCTCGACCCATACGCCGACCTGTCTGCATACGGACCCGATGTGGAAGGGGTCACCGAGTTCTTCCCTGACCGGGGGCCCAAGGTCTCCATCTCGGAACGAATCGCCACAGACGAACGGCGCGAGAATCGCTTCCGCACCACGCTCACCCACGAATTCGGGCACGTGAAGTTCCACGGGCATCTCTGGGCGCAGAAGTTTGCCAACGGCGACCTGCTCGACCGCGACACGAACGCCAACAAGGCGATCTCCAAGCGCGACAACATCCTGGACGCTCCGCAGTCCGACTGGATGGAATGGCAGGCCGGTTACATCAGCGGCGCGCTGCTGATGCCTGCCACGCCGGTCCGTCGCCTCGTGTCCGACTATTGCGGCCCGCGCGAGCTGCATGGCGATATCCATGTTTCGACGGAGCATGCCGCGCGCCTGATCCAGATGGTCATGGAGCGGTTCGCGGTTTCCGAAGAGGCCGCCCGCATCAGGCTGCTGAAGCTGAACCTGATCACGTCGACCTACGGACAGCCCTCGCTCTTCGGCCGCTGATCGCGAATCCGCGGAAGTGCGTATTTTTTCGATTGACTCCACTCCGGCACGTTATACGCTGATTAGCAGATCGGCGAAAAATGGAATCGGCAGAAAGGAGATCATGGTGACTGCACTGTCCGCTTTTCTTCGCAAGACGCCCGGCGAGGCGCTGCGCGAATACTTCGACCGGCCGGAAATCGGCCTGCCTACGGAATTCGATTGGAGCGTGCCGGAGGCCGAGCTGTCGAGGCCGCTTCTCGGCGCCATCGAGAAGATGTCGCGCGTTCAGCGCGACCGGATCTCGAACGACGCCGAGCGTGTCCATGCCCTGTCCGATGAGCCCGGGCAGGCCGCAATCTACAGCGTGGCCGAGGATCCCGCCTTCCTCGACGGGCTCGCGAACCCGCACGCGCGGTCACTCTGGATGTTCCTGAACGCGCAGGACCGTTTCCGCCATGCCGAGGAAGTTCGCTTCACCGAGGACCGCAGGCGCGGCCGGATGTGGGCGGGCTACATGACCGACGCGGGCTGCGTCGTGCAGCGCGATGCATCGGCCCGTCACGCCTTCATCTCCGCGATCAAGGAGTTCTCGGGCGCCGCCCATGCACATGTCGACATCTTCGACCGGGTGAGGACGACCCATGAGGGCGACGAATGCGACCTGGTGCAGGTGACGATCTACCGCGAGGGACGGCCCGACGATCTGCTTCGCTTCGACGACAGGGGATCTCTCGTGCGGCAGGCCTATCGTCCCGTGTTCGAGGCCGCGGTGACCTACGAGCCCGCGACAGGCGGCATCGAAGTGATCGCCAACGACAAGGCAACGCGGGGCGAGATCGTGAGGGCGACGGTCACGCATCTCCTCGGCATCGAGTTCAAGGAGAACCGCCTGCCGCTGCGGTGCTACGATCTTTCGGTGCTTCTGAACCCGTATGACTTTCCTGTCGACCCGGAGGACGGGATCGAGGGCGTTGAGGTGCGCGAGCTGCGCCTGATGCCGATCGACGACAGCAGCCGCAGGGTGACGCTGGAGAACATGGCCCGCGCGGATGGTACAATCTGGTCTATGGCGGATGAGATGTTCCAGGAGCGCACACCCTTGCGCGACGGTTTCGTCATCACGCGGGCCAAGATCGCCGTGAAGCTCGCCCGACGGCCGGGAGGCGACCGCCGGCGGACGCTGACCCTGACTATCACGTGGCCTCATGGCTGCGATCTGAAGGATCGCACCGCGACCGAGCAGATGATCGGCGAGAAGTACCTGCGGCGCTGGGGGATCCTGGTCGATGACCTGCAGCTCTTCGAGGATTGATCTCGCCGCCCGCCGGCTGCTCTCGTCCATCGCCGGGACCCGCGATGCGCGGGTCTCGGCCATGGCGCTGGCGCATATGCGCGGCGCCGGAAAAACGCTGATGGATACCGGACTGCTCGTGCAGCGCGGCGGCGCGATGTCCATCGTTGCCGAGGACGATCTGGACGACACCCCGACGTCCGTCATCGCCCACCCGATCACGGGGCAACATGGGCATCTCGGCAATGCGGCCTGGCATGACGAACAGGCGAGCGCCCGCCGCCGGCTCTATGCGCTGGACATGGCGGCAGCAGCTCGGCGGGTGGTCGCCCGGCTCGATTGCTCGCTCGGAAGAGACCCGGTGCCGTACCTCGACGGTGCGGTGCTGGATTTCGGGACGGCGCGGCTGCCGAAGCGAAGGGCGCGTGTCGGGATCTGGGTCGCCCGCGGTCTGACGACGCAGGCCGTGTTCGAGGAGTTCCGCCAGCTCGTTGCGCGCCGGCCGGCCGATGGGCTTCGGGTGGTCCTCGTTCTCGACCCTCCGGATCGGCATCGCTTCCGCTTCGTCCGGGGCCACGAGTTCGTCGCGCTGGCGGACGTGGTCGATCATGAAGATGGGCTTGCCATCGCCCCGGAAGTCCTGAGCGCACGCCTGCTGAAGGGACCGTCGCACAAGGGGCCTGTATGGGTCTCCGGCGACGGCGGCGTGCTGATCGTGCACGGCAGGTGGCACGAGTTCACCGGCGGCAAGCAGAAGATCGCTGTCGCCATGCTCGCCGAGGCCTGGCTGGACGGGGATCCGGTGCTGCCCGTCGCGCGCATCCTCGAGGAGGCCGAGTGCGGCCCATCCGTGAAGCGACTGAAGAATCTCTTCGACGGCCACCCCACGTGGCAGGAGGTCATCCGGGAGAGCGGCTCCAGCGCATGGCTCGAGGTGTGACGCCACCAAAATCACGACGATCAGGCCGTCCTTCGGGGCGGCCTTTTTCGTTTTCGGAGGCCCCGATCTGCATTCCTCCCGTCTCCCCTCCCTCCGCCCTCCCGATCTCCTCCCCTCGCACACCCCAATCTCGTTCGCAGGCATTCGGCCAATCGCGAAGGAGACGACGATGTCAGTCACGCATCTCAACCAGGTCGAGCTTGCAGCTCGATGGAAGATCAGCCCGCGCACGCTGGAGCGCTGGCGTTGGACGGGTGAAGGCCCTGCCTTCATCAAGATCGGCGGCCGGGTCGTATATCGGCTCGAGGATGTCGAGGCCTACGAGGCGAACCGGCACTGCTCGAGCACGGCCGACAAGCCCAAGGTGAAGCTGGCGTAAGGGGGGTGGCCATGACGATCCCCAACCGCATCACCCTCGACAATCTGACCACCATGCCTGTCGGCGAGATCGCCGCGCTGCCGGGCGATCAGCTGGCGCTCTTGAAGCAGGACGCCGACGAGCGGTTGCGCGCCGCAAAGTCTCTTTGCGACTGGCTCGACGGCGCCATCGCGCTGAAGTACGGCGAGCAGGCGCAGGAGGCGCGTCGCGCGGAGGGCAAGGACACCGGCACCATCCGGCTGCAGGACGGCCCGGTCACCGTGGTCGCCGAGCTTCCCAAGCGGGTCGTTTGGGACCAGGCAATGCTCGCCGATCTGGTCGAGCGCATCCGGGCCGATGGCGCCGATCCCGCCGAGTACGTCGACATTGCGTTCAGCGTCCCCGAGCGGAAGTACACCGCCTGGCCCACGGACATCCGCCAGGTGTTCGAGCCCGCGCGCACGGTCCGGACGGCCAAGCCCAAGTTCCGGCTGCTGCTCGGCGAGGAGGCGCGCTGATGGCCATCTCGCTCGCATCCCTGCAAACATCGACGGTGCTGCGCCCGCCGCGCGTGCTGATCCACGGCGTCGCCGGCATCGGCAAGTCCACCTTCGCCGCGTCCGCCGACGCGCCGGTGTTCGTTCTCACCGAGGACGGTCTCGGCAAGCTGCAGGTGCCGCACTTCCCGCTGGCGACGAGCTACGCCGAGGTCGCCGAGGCGCTCGACGCCCTGCTCGACGAGGACCACGCCTATTCCACGGTTGTCGTCGACAGCGTCGACTGGCTGGAGCCCTTGATTTGGGCCGAGACTTGCCGGCGCAACGGCTGGCAGTCGATCGAAAGCCCGGGCTTCGGCAAGGGCTACGCCGAAGCGCTGACCATCTGGCGCGAATACATCGACCGCCTGAACGCGCTCCGCGACCGCAAGGGCATGGCGGTCATCCAGATCGCCCACACCGACATCAGGCGCTTCGACAGCCCCGAGCACGAACCCTACGACCGGTACGTGATCAAGCTGCAGGCCCGCGCGTCTGCGCTGCTGCAAGAGCACTCGGACGTGGTGCTCTTTGCCAACTACCGGATCTCGGTCAGCAAGTCCGACGTCGGCTTCAACAGACGCGTGACCCGGGCGCTCGGGTCCGGTGCGCGCGTCATGCACACCGAAGAGCGCCCCGCCTTCCTCGCCAAGAACCGCTACGGCCTGCCGGAAACCCTGCCTCTCGATTGGTCGGAGTTCCTGGCCGCCATGCCCCAATCCGACTGATTGCGACTGAAAGGACAACACGATGGCACGTTTCGACACCGCCTTTGACGCCACCGGCATCGAGCCCACCACCGCATACGAGATCCTGCCTGCGGGCAAGTATCGCGCCCAGATCGTCGAGAGCGAGATGCGCGTTACCAGGAACGGGATGGGGCAGTATCTCTGGCTGATGCTCGACATCCTCGAGGGGCCGCACAAGGGGCGCAAGATCTTCGACCAGCTGAACCTGGTGAACGCCAACCCCACCACGGTGGAGATCGCGCAGCGCACGCTGTCGGCGATCTGTCACGCCACGGGCAAGCTTCAGGTGAACGACAGCGAGGACCTGCACCTGATCCCGATGACGATCCAGGTCGGGGTGAAGCCCCCGAAGGACGGCTACGGCGAGCGCAACACGATCCGCTACCTGGTGCCGGAGGCCCCGGCCCAGGCGACCCCGCCCAAGCCCGCCGCGACGCAGCCGGCCAGCGCGCCCGCCCAGTCGGCGCCCGCCCGCCCGGCCACCGCGCCCTGGAACCGCAAGAGCTGACGCCCTCGGCCGCCGCGAGCTGAGACACGGCTCGCGGCCCGCACATCGCCAGACCTGAGAGACAAACCATGACCAATACCACCGACGCGGCCTGCGCGGCCGCGAACACCCCCGGCTTGCCTGACGACACAAGGCGCCTGATCGAGATCGAGGACGCCATTGCGAAGATCCGCACGCAGATCGCGACCGCGGATCTCACGCGGCAGCGGACGGCGAAGCCGATCGACCCCGACTGGTTTCACCGAGCGCGCACGGCCCTGCGCCACCTCAATCGCGAGCGCGCCGAGATCGTCGCCCGTCAGGGCGGCCGCCGCCGGCGCGAGCGGCTCAAGGACGCGATCATCGCCGTCCTGCGCGAACGCCATGACAGCGCCGACTGGACCGCCGTGATGGCGGAGGCGCGGGCGCGGCTCGAGCGGGAGGAGGCGTGCTGATGGCCGAGCTTCCCGAACCCCCGACGCCGACCCTTTCCGCGATCTACGCCTCCTACGAGGCGCGGCAGGGCGACGGCTTCCGCGACCACCTCGGAGCCTCGCTCATCGGCAAGTCATGCACCCGCGCGCTCTGGTACGATTTCCGCTGGGCGACGCCCGCGCGGCACTCGGGGCGCATCCTGCGGCTGTTCGAAACCGGCCAGCTGGAAGAGGCCCGGCTGGTCCGCGACCTGCGCGCCACCGGCGCGACGGTGCTGGAGGTCGATCCCGAGACCGGGCGGCAGTTCCGCGTCGAGGCCCATGGCGGCCATTTCGGCGGCTCGCTCGACGGTGTCGCTCTCGGGCTCTTGGAGGCGCCGAAGACCTGGCACGTCGTCGAGTTCAAGACGCATTCGGCGAAGAGCTTCGCCGAGCTGATCGCCAAGGGCGTCGCGCGCGCCAAGCCCCAGCACGCCGCGCAGATGCAGGTCTACATGCACCTGACCGGCATCACGCGGGCGCTCTACGTCGCGGTCTGCAAGGACACCGACGCGCTGCACATCGAGCGTGTCCCGGCCGATCCCGAGATGGGCGAACGTCTGCTAGAGAAAGCGCGACGGATCATCTTCGCCCAGCACCCGCCCGAGCGGATCAGCGCGGATCCCGCCTGGTTCGAGTGCCGGTTCTGCGACCATCACGGGCTCTGCCATGGCGAGGACGCCGCGGCTGTCACCTGCCGGTCCTGCCTGCATTCGACGCCCATCGAAGGCGGCTGGCACTGCGCGCGCCATGACCGGCTGCTCGACCCGGCCGACCAGCGCCGCGCCTGCCCCCGGCACCTGTTCATTCCCGATCTCGTCCCCGGTGAGGTGACCGACGCAGGCGAGGACTTCGTCTCCTACCGCATGCGCGACGGCTCCCCCTGGACCAACGACGCCCGCGAGAAGGAGACCGCCGCATGCTGACCCTGCGCCCCTACCAGCAGGCCGCGATCGCCTCGATCTACGGCTATTTCGAGAAGGAGAGCGGCAACCCGCTC